TCTCTCCGTAAGGCCAAAACTGAATTGCAAAAGGCCAGTCTGGTTCTTGTACTCTTTTATTTTCAGTGAAAAGTCTTACGTTAGAATTAGTAATAACGGCATCTTCATTAAAATGCTCTAAAAAAGTTTTACCTTTTTTTGTTGCCTCATGATTTCCTGGAATGATAAAGGTGGGAATAGACACACAGTTAATGTAAGATAGGAATAAACATATCTCATCAGGTTCGGGTTTTCTATCAAACACATCTCCTGCGATAATATGAATGTCACAAGACTTTTCAAGCTCATGCAGTTTTTCAAACATGAGCTTGAAACGATTTTCTTGCCACTCTATTGGTATTTTTTTCTTATGAAGATTGATATGCCAATCAGCAGAGTGAAGAATCTTAAACATGATTACTCACTATTCCAATTAAATATTTTATTAACGTCGCCTTGGAAAGTATAACTGCCTACGTGATTAAGCCTTGTATTAGGATCTAGCCAGATTTCTCCACCAATTTTTTGCCAACGTCTACAGAAAGTGTAGTCTTCTGACAAATACCTATTATCATCTGGATCGTGAATAGTATCGAAGAAAGAGTAACAATATTGATTATATTTTGGGTCTATGGAGCTATCATTTACATAAAATAACTCTGGATAGGCCTCTATCATTCTTTCGACAACTTGTTTTTTTACCATAAAAAATCCTGTAGATGCGTCTAGTACTTCTACAGCGCCGTTTTCTACCCTCACTTGTTTGCGAGCTTCGTCAACAAACTTTAAATTAATTGCATAATCAATCGGTAAAGTTTTCTTAGGATATGCTCCAGCGATAATATCTTTATCCATAGCCAGCATTCTGATGATTGCGTCATCTTCCCACTCAATATCAGCATCAATAAACATTAGGTGTGTACAATTGCTTTCTAAAAACATCGCTGTTAAGATGTTTCTAGCTCTAGAAATCAAGCTTTCATTTCTAAGAGTTGTAAGTCTAAAATTGATACCATGTTGAATTAGTGCTTGAGTAGTCTTAAACATACTTAAAAAATATTGATCAGTTATAAGCCCTCCATAACAAGGAGTGGCGAAAAAGATATTATTTTCCCTTAAAACTGATGTATCAATAGTTACTTGATTACCTTCTACGTGTTTAATAGCAGAAGGTAGAGACATAGTGCTACTATCAGTCTTCTTAGGTTTTGTATTTTTATTACTTTCTTTATTCTCGTCTAGTATATCAGAGAGCTTATATTTTTTAGCCATTAGTCTAAGTCCTCGACGCTTTCTGGAGAAAATGAATTATCATCATCTCCTGCAAATAATACAGTATTTTCTAAGAGCCATCTTTTTTGCTCTGTGTAGTCTGGTCTTTTATAGATACGATCTAATTCAAATAGATCAGCTTCTTTCTCACTATCAGTCAAAGCTGTAGACGCTCTTGCAGGTCGAACAGTATACTTTACGTTCTGCGGTAAAGGACCAGTTTTTTCTTTTACAATAGTAATATCGTAACCAGTAGTTTCATCAGCAGGATTTCCATATTCTGCATCTTTTGCAAAATCAACAATCTGACGATAGATAGTAGCTTTTAGATCGAATAACTTTACTTGATCGTCATTTCTATCAATTACGTTACACACATAAGCAAACTGGGGCTTATCTGCATAGATATCAGCAGAGATCTCATCAAAAGGATCTTCTGTCCCTGAGAACTGCTCTGTATTTCTATCAAATTTTAGACACTCAACTGGCATGCGCTTACCTTCTTTAGTAGTTAGCCAGTATACATATCGAGGTAAAACCTCTCCTACTAGACGAATTTTATTGTCTCCGTTTTGAAGACTAATTCTTTGAATTTCTTTTCTCTCGCTTGAACCTTGTGATTTAATTCCTTGAGTTTTGTCCCATGATACCATGATCATTCTCCTTCGTATATGAATTTTAAGTTGTTTGTTTCGTGTTTTATCAGTGGATTGTCTAAGTTTGCAACAATTTCATTCTTGAAAATATCATAGCTTAGACAATCAGTAGTATCAGACATTTTTCTATGGCCCAGTAAATATAGATAATTTACTTTATATTCTATAGGCATGTCTAAAAATATAAATCTTTTATTTTTAAAATAGGCATCAGGATTTTTTGCTTTGTAGCGTCCTATGATGCCTTTACTAGAATTTATCAATAATTTTCTTTTAAATAACGTATTTGGGATTCTATTTATTTTTAAAGAGTTTAATAAGTGTTTTGAATTCCACGCTATAATAGAATTATAGCTTTTTGTCAGAGCAAATGTCAAGATTAATATAGATTCCGGTTCGTAGTTGGCTTTTTGCCTAAGATCAAACCAGCTGTACTCATATTTCATATAATATAACCCCTGCTTTGATACCAAGCAAGTCGTTTTCTTTGTTGATTATTTACTATAGCTCCTTTAAACCAAAAGTCTTTTACCAACGGGACATTTTTTTCTGGGTGTTCTCTAATTATTCTACCTATTCTTTGCTCTAGCTTAATAGGATTATTGTTAGGACAAGTTAAGTATAGTGTGTCTAACCTGTGACAAGAAATACCTTCATCAAATATTTTAGTGGATAGAATAGCCATATACTTTGACCCAGCTGTTTTTAGTATTTCTTTTCTATTGTCTTCTGTAGTTTCTCCAATAAGCAAAACACTTTTATCTATCATTTTTTGAAGAGTTTTTAACATATCTACTCTTTCAGACAATATTAGTAAGCATCTGCCGTTGGCTATATCTTGTGTAGCTTCTTTCGCAATAAGAGATAATAAAGCTTTATTTTGGGTAATTTTATTCATCTGTCTAGACCAATCTCTTTTTGGTTCTATGACATTAAATCCTACATCTGTATGTATTAATTCTATTCTCGGAGTTTCATGCTCTTTTTCATCTCTGGCTACGACTCTGAATGGGGTGAAAAAATCATTTAAAACAATGTGTTTGCCGTCTTTTCTTCTTGGGGTTGCAGTAACAGCTATCTTAATTTTACAATTAATATTGTTTACAGTGGTTGAAAATAAGTCAGCAGGGCATAAGTGAGCTTCATCAACAAAAATTAAACTAAAGTTGTCTCTAATTTTTTCCATATTGTTATGTACGCTTTTATATATTCCTACTGTTAGATTCGTTAGTTTAAACTCTCCGTCTCCAATAACACCTATATCTACTCCAGGAATCAAATTTTCTAATTCTTGTTGCCACTGTTTAAATAATAGTTTTGTATGTACAATAATTAGCGTAGGCATATCAGCTTTTGCTATTAAAGAACAAGCTGCATATGTTTTACCCCAGCCACAAGGAGCTTGAAATAAGCCACTTCTAACTCTACCAATTTTAAAAAAGGCGTCTACTACATCTTGTTGTTCTTGTCTTAAATTACCACTAAAAGAAAAGTTAGCGTCTTCATTTGCAAAAAAGTTTCTAGAGTCTTTGTAGCTTTCTATCTCTAATTTATAATAAGAGTTTGATGGAACAGAAAAAATGTCTTCTTCCTCATCATAATCATATGTGTAGAAAGCTACATCGTCTAAAATATAACTGTATGCTCTTTCAAATTTTTCTATATCATCTATGTCAGAACCATTAATATATATTTTATCAGATAGTTCTGCATATTTTACTTTAATCTTATCTGTCATATAACTATATAATCACTATAATTTTCATAGGAGTATGAAAAACTTTTTATAAACCACTCTCCATTAATATTTACTATAGTTGCCCATAGCTCGTCTATGTTACTGTTTTCTACAGGCACTTTTAAGTCAAAAGGAGCTAGTATTTTATCTAACCATATCTTTTTATCTTTTAGTTTTATTACTTTTCTACACTCTACAGGTAGATTTTGTTTGTGAGTCAAGTTATATATCTGACCACTAGAGTCTACACACCATTCTAGATTTTCATAGCTAAAAACTAACTGTTCTCTATTTATAATACTGTAGTCAAAAACAATTCGGTCGTCAGGGTGCTGCTCTTCTAATTTAAAGAGTCTTTCTGAGTACTTTTCTACATCCTCTACCATTATATCGAAGATATATTCTTTACCATGAGGTTGTCTCGTGATAATAATAGAGTCATCTTTATAAGATACTTTAAAAGGTACATCTTTTAGAGCAAAGGCTGGGTACTCAATCTTGTCAATTAGTTTATTTATCATACGCTAAACCCTTTCAACTCTCCCCAGCTAGGGCCGATTTCAAAGTCTACTCCAATAGGACACCCTTCAATTTCTACTCCTCTAGGAGTTTGAAGTGCTTTAGTACAGTTAATTGCCCATTCTTCACAAAGATTTTCTTTAACCTCTGCAACGATAGAGTCATGAACAACCGTAAAAGGTAGAATATCTTTCTGATAACCTTTCTCATCAATCCATTTCATAGCATCAATTAACCCTAGAACATTAATATCAGAAGCAACTGACTGA